ATATCATTCATCATAAGAACAACCCAATACAAATCAGCATCATCGTAATATTTGTGGGCGATGATATCTGCACGGTCACCATCTTGCAATGTATATTCATAGAATAGAGAACCGTTGTTTCGAATCCATTTCTGAATTTGAGTACGCATCATAATGTTAGTGACTGTTGTTTTTTCTAAACCATCACCATCAAAATCATATTCGATTTTAGGATAATTCTTAAATAAGTAATTTGCTTTTGCCATTTGTTAAATACCCGCATCTACATCTGTCTTAGTGTTGTATTCAAGTTCTTTGAATGTCAACGACAAATCTATTTCTACTGGTGCGCCAGTTTTATCAAACTGTGCCGCTACCCCGCCGCCTGTATAATTGACACTCATATCAATTAGTGCGGATTCTTTATATTTGTTATAGTATTGTGCGCCCTTACCATTAATACCAATTTCATATGTCGAGGGCGGTACAAAGTAAGAACCTGCATCACTTTTTAACTCTGGGTGCATATGATATTTAAATTGTTTAATGATAGTATTAATCTGGTCACTTTCTGTCGTGGTTCTTGGGAAGAATTTAAAATCAAATTGAAACTGCCTAAATCCCATACCAGTAAACATAACTTCCATGTGATTGTTATACACTTGATTGTTTCTATAATCGTATGCCGCTCTTGCGCCAGATAGACCAGTACCTTCTTCGACCATACCCTTCAAGTTATTTGACCCAGCCGCAATCGCCGCATCTAGTGTTTGACCGCCATCAAGTGCGTTTGCAACAATCTTAGATACTTCTGTTTCTTGGTAATTTGCTGAATATTGAACTTGTAAATTTTGAGGTAGATACAGTTTTGTTGTTCCTCCAGAAGAGAATGATACCTGAAGACCTGCCGCACCTCCACCAACAGCGACATTGCCGCCTGGCTTCTTTGCAGTAAATGAGATTGATGTTCCGCTTCCATCAGAAGGGAACTGAAAATTATTTACTTTGAATGGCGAACCGAAAAGGGCTTGAAGTGGTCCCGTTCCAGTTAGTGAAAATCTTAAAGGCATAGTTTTTCCTCTGAATATAAATAATAGATACTATTGTACAAATGTATTTATAAGGAAGACTAGATGGCGTATAAAGGTAAGTTCAAACCTTCGAACCCGAGCAAGTATCGTGGTGACCCTACAAAGATAATATATCGTTCATTGTGGGAACGTAAGTTTATGGTTTATTGTGATAACAACAAGAACATCTTAGAATGGGCGAGTGAAGAAATCATCATACCGTATAAGGACCCGACATCGGGCAAGAACAGAAGTTATTATCCTGACTTCTGGGTTAAGTATATCGACAATAACGGTAAAAAGAATATTCGTCTGATTGAAGTCAAGCCAAAGAAACAACTCAGAGAACCTGACCAATCAAAGAAGTATAACACACCTACTGGTCGTTTGTCAACCAAATATGTGCGTGAAGTTAAAACTTATGCAATAAATCAAGCGAAGTTTAATGCGGCAAAAGAGTATTGTGCTGATAGACGGTGGGACTGGCAAATATTGACTGAAGACCATCTGACTTAGGCTTATAAATACTTGAGGATAATAACGTCTAAACAGGATAACATAGATGGCAATTGCTTATACATTTGATGATATATTAGTGAACGGGATTCGTAGTGGTCAAGTACCCGCTAGAACCCGTAAGGCTAGGGATTGGTATAGAAAGAAAGCACGAGAAACATCAATCACACAAACTAAACTAGTTAGTGATAAAGATAGATTGCGTAGTAGATTTCTGCCAGGTTCTATGTACTTCTTTGTGTACGACCCAAAGACAAAAAAGAAACTACCTTACTATGACAGATTTCCTTTAGTTGTAGTTATGGAATCTGCGCCCGGCGGTTTTCTGGGTTTGAACTTGCACTATCTACCTTATGCTGAAAGAGCAAAACTGATGGATGCACTTTATACTATCACAAACAATAAAAAGTTTGACGATAAAACAAGAATAAGAGCAACTTACGATACGTTAAAGTCTGCTGGTAAGTTTAAGAACTTCAAGCCGTGTATTAAACGATATCTTTCTGGTCACGTTAAAAGTCGCTTTGTTTATGTTAATCCAACAGAATGGGATATTGCACTATTCTTGCCAGTCGAAAACTTTAAGAAAGCAAGTAAGTCCAAAGTCTGGTCTGAAAGTAGAGGGAAGATTTAAAAATGGCAAGACCAATAGATGCTTTAAGAGCAAATTTTAGAAGTTACACTAAGGCAAGTCACTATGCAGTGAATGTGTCAGGTCCTATTGCACCGCCATTGGGTCCAGGTACAGAATACTACATTGTTGGTGCAACAATGCCAGGTCGTAACATGATTACTTCAGATATTAAATATGGTCTGAACTTAACAGAGAAAAAAGTATACAGTTCTGCATATAGTCCTTGCACATTAACATTTATGTGTGATGGTGGGATGAGTTTATATCGCTGGTTTATGGATTGGCAAGACAAGATGCAAGACCCTCTTAATGGTCGTGTCGGGTACTCATCTGATTATGTTGGTACAGTAGATATTGCTACATTTGGTGTGGGTGGAAGTAAAACGCATACACACAAACTAGTAGAAGCATTCCCGGAGAATTTGGGTGATATTCAATTCACTGCCGAATCCGCGGAGATAGCAACGTTTGATGTAACTTTTGCATACAGACATTACTCAAACCAACCAGGTCTATTCAGCCCTGGAGGTGCGTTTGGAAGTATCGGCGGAATTGTGAGTGCCGCTGGTGCATTTGGTGGAGCGGCGGCGGCATTGTCTGGCAACCTTTCTTTAGGTCCTGCTAACATATCACTATTCGCCTAATACACCATGAATAAATAACATTACATTATAACATAAAGAATGGAGAAATTATGAGTACATTACCAAGACCTGATTTGCCACAATTCACTACAAAAATTCCTTCGACAGGCAAGGAAGTGAAATACAGACCGTTTCTAGTCAAAGAAGAAAAAATTCTTCTACTCGCACTAGAAGATGGTAGGTGGGATAATATTATGACTGCAACTACACAGATTTTACAAAACTGTTTGCAGGAAGAAGTGAATATTGACAAATTAACGTCATTTGATGTTGAGTGGTTGTTTTTACAAATACGTTCAAAGAGTATCGGCGAAACAACTACCTTGAGATTTAGACATACAAAGAATAAAAATCGTTCTGGTGAAGAATGTAAACATATTCAGGAAGTTGTAGTAGACTTAACAGATGTTGAGTGTATTGGCGACCCAGCACCAGGTAAGATTGAGATTAGTGATACGATGGGAATGCAAATGTCATACCCAACTTATAAGCAAACGCAAAAGATTAATGTTAATTCTGGTAAAGGTATCGACCAGATTATTGATACAGTAGCAGGTTGTGTTGATTACATTTATGATGCAGAAAATATTTACTATGCGAAAGACAGCACACCTAAAGATATAAAAGAGTTTTTGGAGCAATTAAACAAATTACAGTTCAGTAAGATACAAGAGTTTTTTGTTAATATTCCAAAACTACAAAAAGAAATTACATATACTTGTGAACGCTGTGGCGAAACAACAGTACATAAGGTGAAAGGGTTGCAGAGTTTTTTCGGTTAGTGCTGGACCATAATAAGTTAAAGAATATTTACGAAGTAAATTTCGCTATGGTTCAGCATCACGGATACTCCCTAACTGAGATTGAAAATCTTATGCCATGGGAACGAGAGATATACGTTGGTATGCTAATTAATCATGTTAAAGAGAAGAACGAGAAAATGAAGGAACGGGCGCAACAATTAAAATCCCAAAGAAGGTAAATAATAAATGGCATCTTTAGAACAACAAATTGAAGCACTAAAAAATCAGAATTTTAAAGAGTTCGCTACTCAAAACGAGAAGCGAACCAAAGCAATTCTGGATGCAGTGTCTTCACAACAAGCGCAATTGTCTAACGACAATGCGGCATATATGGATGCCATTAAAGATGTTGTCGATAAATCAAGCAATGCGAGTAATGCACAACTTGGTTCTAGTATTCAACAACTCAAGGATATTGAGCAAGTAATACAACAACAAAATGATTTATCAAAGTCTGATAGAGCAACACTTCAGGCGGCAATAGATACTGCAAATCAACAGTTCGAACAAGCGCAAAGTAGAGACGGTCTTATTTCTAAGATTGGCGATACTATTGCGAACAACTCTGTTGATATTACTTCAGTCGTAGGTGGTCTAACATCAAATAGTCCTGCGGTTATGTTTGCGACAAAATATGTACTTGACAAACGTAAAGAAGCAAAAGAACAAAAGAAAGAACGCAAAAAAGCGGCGGCAGAAGAACAACTTGCTAGATTAGAAACTCTAGGTGCCGCTAAAGCAAACAAGAAAGTCGCAGAAGCACAAGCAGAAACAGTTGGTGGTCCAGGTGGGATGGATGTCGAGGCAGTTTCAGGTGGTGGCGATAGTGGCGGTGGTACATCTGAACTAATCGTTTGGAATGAACTACAAGCAGAAGAACTACAAAAGATAAGACTAATTCTTGCAGAAACTTTCACTTCTAATGAAGAATGGAAGCGTATGTCTGAAGTTGAAGGTAGAAACGCTGAAGAAGAACGTAGAGAGAAAGCACGTTATGATGCCGCTGTACTTGCCGCACTTGAAGCGCAAGGTGGAATGGACATTGATGCTGATACTCTAAAGAAATTAACTGATGGCGACAAAGATGAAGGTGGAATACTTGGTGCATTAGGCGGTCTAGCATCATCACTTGGGGCTGGTGCCGCAGGTGGCGGATTATATGCGGCTGTACAAGCACTTGGTGCTACTGCATTAAGAGTTGCAGGTGCAGTTGGTCCTGTTGCTTCTGTTATCGTTGGTGGCGCAATGGTAGGTAAAGATATTTTTGACCTAGCAAAAGCGGCAACAGATGATGATATCACAACAGAATTTGAAGGCAAAGATATGGGTGGCGCAATTGGTGGCGCTCTCTTTGGAACGATTGGTGCATTCGTTGGTGGACCACTTGGTGCTGGTATCGGTATGGCGCTTGGTAATATGGTCGGTGGTTTTGTTGGTGATATTGTAAAACCGAATTACGAAGAAGTATTCAGTGAGAGTGAAGCGGCAATTAACGCATCACAAGATGCACTTACTGCATCTTTTCAAGCAATTGAACAACTATATGCGAATGGTCAAATATCACAGGAAGACTATGATGCACAAAGAGGCGCACTAGAAGAACGCCAAGCAATGATTGACCAACACAAAGAAGAAGCAAACCGTGTTGGTGAATTAAACGAATTAAGAAAACTCAAAGGGCAAGAATACAATACACTTCAACAAACTATTCAAGGGATGGAAGAGCAAGGCATTGAAGTTAATCAATCGATGTATGACCAGTTAGAAGTCCTTGAGCAAGAATACTATAATCACAATGAAGCATTCAAACAAGCAAGTGCAGACTTGCAGAGAAGTGTAGACCCGACTTGGTATCAATCTATGAGTGATACTATTTCAGCAACATATGACAGTCTTGTTGTTGCGGCAGGTAATGCTATGGGTACACTTAAAGAAGGATGGGAAACAACTAAAGTAGCACTAGCAGAAAAAGCGGCAATCCTTCAAGCAACTTTCATTGAAAAGTGGGATAGTGTTAAAGCGGCTGTATCAGAAGGACTTGATAAAGCAGGTCAGATGATTAGTGACGCTAAAACATATGTCACTGGTGCTATTGCCACTGGACTTGATTATGTTGATGAGACTTTTGGTATTACTGAGAAAGTCAACACACTTAAAGCAGAAGCAAGTGAAGCACTAGATAAAGCAGGAGAAATGATTTCTGATGGTGCCGATTTTGTTACAACACAAATCGCTACTGGACTAGACTACGTTGATGAGACTTTTGGTATCACTTCAAAAGTCGATATGCTTAAAACAGAAGCAGGTGCCGCACTTGATAAAGCAGGAGAAATGATTTCTGATGGTGCGTCATTCGTTACTGAACAAGTTGGTGAAGGTCTCACATTCTTAGATGAAACATTTGGCATCTCAGGTAAAGTAGAACAGATTAAAGGTGTTGCGAGTGGTGTAATTGAATCCGCCGGCACTATGATGAAAGATGCTGGCGCAAAGATTAGCGAAACTGTTGGTGAATCCTTAACATATGTTGATGAAGCATTTGGTATTTCAGAGAGAGTTTCACAAGTTAGAACTAACGTATATAACACAATCACTTCTGCAAAAGACTTCATGGGTGATGCTTACAATACTATCTCAGAAGGACTTTCAGAATACGATGGAATTTTAAGCGGACCAATTGATGCTCTAGGTGGTATTGTCGATGGTGCATTTAGTGCAGTCGGTGATGCAATAGCATGGATTGGTGATACGTTTAGTAATATTTCTGAAAAGGTCACAGGTACTCTTGGTGGCTGGTGGGATAGTGCAAAAGGTCTAGTTGGACTTGGTTCAGATGAAGAAGGTGTAGAACAAATTCTTGCTCAATCGGGTGGTCAAAGAGAAGCATCACTAGAAGAAGCAAGACAAAACGCTGGTCTACCTCCAGTTGGTAGTAATGCGACAGTTGAAGAAACTCAAGCAATGACTTATCAAGCACTACAAGACCGTGGGTTTGAAGACGAAGAGATTGCTAATATCATGGGTATGATACAAGGCGAAAGCGGTTTCACACCACAGTCAGAAGGTTCTTATAGAAATACTTCAAACGAAAGAATTAGAGAAGCAATGGGACGTAGAGCGTCTGGGTTTTCAGATGCAGAACTTACTGAACTGAAGGGAGATGACAGAGCATTCTATGATGCAATGTATCCAGAACTAGGTGGTTATGATTATCGTGGTCGTGGTATCATTCAGTTGACTGGTGAAGATAACTATCGTGCAATGGGTGATAAACTTGGTATTGACCTTCTAAGCAACCCAGAACTTGCTAATGACCCAGAGATTGCGGCGCAGATTGCGGCACAATATATGGAAGACCGCAGAGGCGGACAAGACTTTACACAGATGGGTGATGTATACGAAAGTGTATATGGTATCGACCCAAGAAATATGAGTGCTGGTGCAAGTAGAGATATGCGTATGCAAAACTTAGCAACACGTTCTGGTTACTCAGATAGATTTGCTGAAAGAATTGCAAGCGGTGAACTTACAGGACTTCCTGCAGGAGCAGGTCAAGTACCATTCCCAGAAGTTCAAGCAGAAGCGGCACCAGACTTAGCACCTCAAATGCTTACAAGCGAAAACAGAAGTGCAGAACAAATTGCGGCAGAATTGGAAGCATTAAATAGTTCTAGTTCTGGTGGAACAAATATCGCAACTTCACAGACAACTATCGCTAACCAAACGTCTGAAACATACTCAGCAATGCCTCAAGCAAGAGCGCAACAAGCACCTCAGCGTTGGAGTTTATTCGGTTGGTAGTATAAAAAAAGGGGACGCAATGTCCCCCTTTTCTCTTGCCCGAGTTTTACTCTGCGACAACTCCTTTAGTGTCTATAAGTAGTTTAGTCATCCTCTGCCAATTGTGCAAAGTAAGACAATGTATCGTCATCATCGTCAGAAGTTGCTACATCTGCGGCAGTCGCAGTAGCAGTCACTTTCTGAGGTTCTGACTTAAACGCTGGTTTGAAATCTTGTTGTGCAGGTTCTTCTGCGACAGCATTCATTCCAGCGGCAGTTGATACACCCAAGACTTTATCAAGTCGGGCTTTCAACTCATCGTATGACTTGAAGTTTTCTGCTTTCACAAACTCCTGCAGAGAGTGTTGTGTTTTCCACAGACTTTCAAGTGCATCATCGTCACCAGACAGTAGCGAAGTTTGACTATCAAACTCAGACTTATCATAGTTACGATATCCTTCTACCTGACGAATTTTCAGTTTGAAGTTAGCACCTTCCCAAAAATCAAA